TCCTGCCCCAGCCCCTGTGCTTTTTCTTTCTTTTACGAAGTCTCTTTTTCCTTACTCTACCAACGAGGATGGAATTTACAGCATCAGTCTGGAGGCGGGAAGATCATGAGGATGATCACGATTACGGCGGATGTACCGGGACGCCTGGTGGATCGACTGGGCGAAGCACCGAAAGAAATGAAAAGAGGCCTGAAAGACGTGCTTAATGAGATGGCAAAGGAAAGCCGTGAGGAGTTGTATGCCAAAAGCAGAAGCAGATATACGCTGAAAGCGGGAAAATTTCGGAAAAGCGACATTCGGATCCGAAAAGCCACCGTTTCAAGGCCGGAGGCTGTTTTAACGGTATCGGGGCAGACGGAATCTGTAAAGTCATACCGAATCCGAAAAAATACGATCCGAAAAGGCGTCCGGACAGAAGTGATCAGAGGAAGCGGGTGGAAAGAGCTCAAGATGAAGAATGGAAGTCTGAAGGCGTTTGTGGCCGGTGTAACCACAGGACATACCGGAGTAACTCATACGGATGTGTTTCAACGGGTAGGATCGGCTCGTTTTCCGATCAGGGCCATACACGGTCCCAGCAGAGCCAAGCTGGCAGATGTCCTGTTTCGGGATATGCAGGATGAAAAAGGGAGTGAGCTGACTCGCCGCGTCCGCGCTCTGGCAGAAAGGACGTTATCATGACGATCAATGACTTTGTGACAAGTATGGTGAAAGAAGTGGAGGAGATCGTAAAGGATCTTTCATTTCTCGATATCCGTGAAGAAGCGGCCCGGATGAAGGGGTATCCCTACGAGCTCCCGGTTCGGGCAGTGCAGGCCGGATGGGACACCGCGGAAGAAGCTCAGAACGAGGAGGAATTGTTCCCATACTTCCTGGTGCAGGTGGATGAGATCAACTATGAGGACGAAGAAGCGCAGGCAAAGGTGTGGATCCTGTTTGCGGTTTATGACAGCAGCCAGGAAATGGAAGGATGGAAGACCATTACCACCACCGTGGAACGGGTCATAAACCGATTCCGCGTAAACCCGGTGCTGGAGGACTACTATTATTGCGAGAGAAAAATGAAAGCGGCCTATCCGGATACAGGAGACTGGCCGCATTTTTTTGCCGGTGTGGAAATGACCTGGCATTTGCCGGTCCTGGAGCCGGAGTTTTAAGAGAGGTGAATGAGATGAATAGAAAAGAAGCAGGGAAGACGGAAAAAGCGGCTGCAGCCAGAATGTATCTGGGACCGTCTTTTTACGGGGTCATTCAGACCGGAACAACCTTTTGCGGAAGTGTACCGCCGAAAGTGGAGGCACTTATAAAGCTTTATCCATTTTTAAGGGAGCTGATGGTGCCGGTGGAGCGCCTGGCAGAAGCAAGGAAGGAACTGCATCGGAAAGGCAGCGCGATGAACATGGTGTATGAGAGAGCACGGAAATTGGGAGGAAACAATGTATAAGCATGGAATTGAAGTAGTGGAAAAGGCGACTGCCTATGAGCAGCCGCTGGCAACCAGATATGGAGTACAGGTGTTGATTGGAACGGCCCCCGTAAATCTGGTGGAGGATGCGAAGGTCAATCAGCCGGTACGGGTGTCCAGCTGGGATGAGGCAGAGGCGCTTCTGGGATATTCGGATGATTGGGAAAAGTATACGCTGTGCCAGAGCATGGTGGCGTGCTTTCAGATCTTCCGGGTGTATCCGGTGATTTTTATTAATGTGCTGGATCCGGCCAAACATAAGAAGGAGAATGAGGCGGAGGATCATACGGTGGTGAACCATCAGGTGAACTTGGGAACTGACGTGATCAAAAGCTCTGTGGTAGTGAAGGCCGAATCTGCAGGGGAGGCGGCCAAACTGGATGAAGATTACATGCTGACCTTTAATGAGGAAGGGGAACTGGTGATCACTTTGCTCAGTACTGGTTCCCTGTATGAGTCCCCCAGCGTGAATGTGGCCAGCAGCAGTCTGGATCCGTCGAAAGTAACAGAAACGGATATTATTGGAGCGAGAGACGCGGAAACCGGTGCGGAGAGCGGCCTGGAAGTAATTCGTCAGGTATATCCCCGCTTCGGTCTGACGCCGGCTCTTCTGGCAGCTCCCGGATGGAGTCACAAGCCGAATGTGGGAGCGGCGTTGATGGCAAAGTGTACGGAGATCAACGGGATCTTCCGGTGCGAATGCGTTCTGGATCTGGAACCGTCTACCAAGCGGTATACGGAATGCGCCGCAGTGAAAAAGAATGCCGGCTACACTGACCCGCATGCGATTGTTCTGTGGCCGATGGCGCTGTATGAGGGGAAAAAGATGTATTATTCTGCGGTGTATGCGGCAATGGCCAGTTATTACACGGCAACCAATGGGGATGTTCCTTATATTTATCCTTCCAATAAACTTCTCGGAATTGATGGAGCAGTGATTTCTGACGGATCAGAAGTAATTCTGGACCAGCCTCAGGCGGCGGAGTTAAACGGGGAAGGAATTGTGACCCTGGTCAATGATTCCGGGTGGAAGGCATGGGGCAACAACACCGGAGCATACCCGGAAACTGATGATCCGAAAGACCGGTGGATCGGATGTCGGCGGATGTTCTCCTTTGCGGCGAATTATTTTATTCTGAATTACCGGGAGAGACTGGACGTGAGCATGAAGCGGAGCCAGATCGATGATGTGGTGAACAGCTTCAACATCTGGGGGAACAGCCTGGTGAGTCAGGATCGGTGTGCTGGTATGCGGATGGAATACCATCCGGAGGAGAATCCGGATGAAGACCTGTTAAATGGTCATGTTAAGGTGAGAATGTATGTGGCCCCGTACACACCGATGGAGTACATTCAGACCACAGAAGAATTTGACATGAATGCGTTAAGAAGCGCGATCGTGGGAGAGGAGGAGACAGCGTGAAGATTCCGCAGGTAGTGAACCGGTACAATCTGTACCGGAAAGGAACAAAACTGGTGGGACTGACGGGAGAAGTGGAACTCCCTGCAGTAACGATGGTAACAGATACGCTGGAAGGCGCCGGGACGGGAGGAAATATGGATATTCCGGTCATTGGGCTGACGGAGAACATAGACATTCAGATCCCGTTCATGAGCCTGACGAAGGATTTGTTTTCTTTGGCAAATCCGGGGGAAGCGGAGGATCTGACTCTTCGGGGTGCAATCCAGGGAACGGATCCGGCGACGGGAAAGATCTCTTATACGTCCATAGCAATTTCTATGCGGGGAACTGTCAAGGAAATCACTCCTGGAACAGTGAAATCCGGCGGCAAGATGGAGTCCAGCGTGACCATGACCCTGAGCTACTATAAGATCGCTTTGGATGGAGAAACAGTACTGGAGATCGACAAGTTAAATAACGTATTTGTGGTAAATGGAGACGACGTCCTGAAGGAAGTTCGGGATATGTGCTAGGAGGCGGCCAATGAACAAGGAAGAGAAGGATTACCTGGATTATGAACTGGAAACACCGGTGACGTTTGAAAAGACGACCATTACCCGGGTAGATATGACGAAGCTCCGGGATATGACACTGGATGAGCTCTCAGAGGTATATGATGCCTATGAGGCAATGGGCGGGAACGGAAATGTGACGTTAGATGTGCCGCTTCCGTTTGCCAAACTGATTATGCAGCGGATTACCGGGTACCCGCTGGAAGCGCTGGGGAAACTGAGCGCCAGAGATGGAATCCGGCTGCGGGCAAGAATCTACCGTTTTTTCTATCTGTCAAAATAAACGGCATTTCTGACATTAAGAATGTGAGGAAGAACTGCATTTACGCGTCAAAGTACAGTAATACAGGGCTTCCTTTTTTCTATGGAATGAAATTATCCAGACTTTGGACTGTAATTGAAGAAATGGCGGAGACGGCCGCAGAAGAAACCAGGAGAAGGAAGGAGGCAAAGAAAAAGCGTGGCAGGTAAGAAAGGAAACTATGAGACAAGAATAAAGATTTCCGGGCAGCTGGACCGTTCTTTTCAGGGGGCGATTGACCAGGCTGACAGGGAATTGAGAAAACTCTACCGGGATGCCCAAAAACAGCAGGGATTTTTGGCCGGGGTGGATGGGCTGGACGCTTTTTCTGATAAAACCTTCCGACTGGTCGCAAAGGGAGCGTCGCTTGCGGCAGCGGGGATCGCCGGGATCGGGACTGCGTCGGTAGCTGCCGGCGTGAGCTTTGAGGAGCAGATGAGTTCGGTTCAGGCGATTTCCAACGCCTCTGCCGCTGATATGGAGCGGCTGAACGCACTTGCGCTGGAAATGGGGCGGAACACGCAGTTTTCTGCTACCGAAGCCGGAAAGGGCCTGGAATACATGGCCATGGCCGGCTGGAAGACGGATCAGATGATTGCCGGCCTTCCCTCTATCCTTAATCTGGCGGCGGCCAGTGGGGAAGATTTGGGTGAGGTTTCTGATATCGTAACCGACGCGCTGACGGCGTTTGGCTTGACCGCAGAAGATGCAGCCATGTTTTCCGATGTTTTGGCGGAGGCGTCCAACGCGTCTAATACGGATGTAGCTCTGATGGGAGAAACTTTCCAGTACGTGGCACCGGTAGCCGGAGCCTTAAAATACAGTATTCAGGATGTTTCTATAGCCATCGGCCTGATGGCCAACTCCGGAATCAAGGGCAGTCAGGCCGGAACCGCGCTGAGAGCAACGCTTTCCCGACTGGTCAAGCCGACCAAAGAAGTCCGAAAAGCCATGAAGACGCTGGGGCTTTCTATGACGGATTCGGAGGGAAATCTAAAGTCGTTCCGAACGATCA